TGGGATTACAAGTAGAACCAGAAGCATCCACTCGTCTTCGTTATATTATTTCGGAAGTTGATGGTGTTTCTGATCAAAAAACTATTCGTGAAACGGTAGAAAATATGTTAGTACGTGATACCAAGGCACTTCGTGACTTCTATAAGTCTGTCACGCCGGATGTACAATTTGAATCTATTTTTACATGTTCAAATTGTTCACATACCGATAAATTGCCAATCGGTATCGGCATTAACTTTTTTTGGCCTGACGCAAGAGTATAGGTTAGCGGTACATAAAGTCATTTTTTCTATGATATATTATGGAAAGGGTGGCTTTACATTCCAAGATTTATATAATATGCCCGTGTTCTTGCGCGGCTTCTATTTGAAGGAAATGAACGACGCAGTAGAAAACCATAATGCAGAGATAGAAAAAATTAAAAATAAAACTAGATGAGATAATCAATGGCGATAGATGATAATCTTGATTTTAGAGATCAAGTCAAAAAAGCAGAGTTTGAAAAACTAGCACAGAATTCCAGAAGTCTTGCCGCTAATCTATCAGCTGCCAGTAAAGAATCAAATAATTTTATACAACGGTTAATATTAAATAACAAAGCTATCTCTGCACAACAAAAATCTATCTCACAACAGTTAATCGCGGATAGAGCTCAATTAAGATTAAATACTGAACGGTCCCGTTTATTACAAGACGACAATAATAGATTAAAACGACTAATACAACAAAAAAAGGCAGAAGCTGAATTAATAGCCACCACGGGAAGAGATTCTCGTGGACGATTTAGGGGTGCCGCTGACATCGATAGATTGTCTACCGAGGCCAACACATTAACGTCACAATACCAAGGTCAAGTTTTAACGCAACGATCGTTAATGGCAGAATCGGAAGGATTGGAACAAAGTATGAGTCAATCCGGTAAGGAATTAAAAGGTTTGAAGATGCAAGGCATCGCTATGGCTGCGCAAGAAATATCCAAGGTCATTAAACAGTTTGCCGATGCAATGGCACAATTGGTAAATCTTATATACAAAACACAACAAGATTTAACAGTACAGATGGGTACTGCGACCGACGTATTGTTCGATGCGCAGATGAATGTTATACAATCGTACATGCCGTTTAGCGGTGGTCCAATACTTAATAGAGATGAAATTGTAAATGCATTTTCGAGTTTTAAGAAAGAATTTGGAACAATATTATCGTCGGAAGAAGCAACACGTATTGCAGCGGAATCTAAAAGATTAGGTATTTCATCTGACACGTATGTAAAGGCTAGACGAGCATTCTTGGGAACTGGTAATGCAGAAACCGTTAGAATGCAAGCAATGGCAGAATTCCAGAAACAAGGATTATCTGCCGGCGCAGCATTACAATATGCGGCGGAAAATGCCGATTTATTAGCAATTGCCGGTGATAAATACGCAGATTCATTATTTAAAGCGGCAGCGGAATCCAAGAAGATTGGTGTTAATCTTCGTGATATAGAAAAATTTGCAAATAGTCTTGTTGGTGACTTTGAAGGATCATTAGAAAATTTCGCTGAATTAAGTGCCCTTGGTGTTGAGATGGACTTCAACAAATTGGCAGAAGCTGCGGCTACCGGTACACCGGAAGAAATGCAAGCGGTACTCAAAGAACAATTAAGTTTATCGGGTATTACTGGTGAAGAATTACAACGAAATCGACAACTTAGATTATCACTATCACAAACCACAGGTCTAGACGACGCAAGTATATTACGATTGGCGGGTGTTGTACAACAACCAACAGAACAAACGGTTGAAGAAAAACAAGTAACACTCCTATCCAGTATATCAGAAAACATAGCAAAACTAACTAGAATATTTGCTGTAGCGGCTGGTATAATTGGCGGTGGTCTTGCCGGATTTGCTGCTAGTGGAGGAAACCCATTTGGTGCGATAGTTGGTGCAATCACAGGTGGTTATGCTGCTACGAAGTTTGCAACCGGTGGATTTGTACGTGGGGCAGGAACATCAACTAGTGATAGCATTCCTGCGATGTTATCTGATGGTGAATACGTATTAAATGCTGGTGCGGTTAGAAGTTTGGGTGTTGATACATTGAATAGTTTAAATTCAATGAAACCAGACGGTATTTCTGACGATGACGATACCATGTATCTAAAACGTGGTGGTCCGGTAAAGAAGAAACGGAAAGCAAAACTAGAAAAACCAACAGAACCACAACCTGAACAATTTACCTTACTTGGAAAAACCTACAATAGAATCAATAAAGATATTCCAACGTGGGCGGAAAAGGCATTAATTTTATCAATTTCCGCTGCGGGACGAGTCGCATCAGCTTTTTCACAAGATCCAAAGGCCGATATATTCAAACAAGCTGTATTGGACAGACGAACAAAACCATTCACAGAAAATGATTTTTCAGCTGAAATGTTGGACAGTTTGGCGATGTTATATGCTACTCTACCAAAACCAAAAAATGCAATACGTGATTATAATAGTTACAAAAATGCAAAACAAATGCTTTCTGGCTTCGGTAATGTAGCAAAAAATATTAATGAGTGGGAACTGATAATAGGTAGAGCTAATATTAGTAAATCAAAGACCGGTGTAAAATTTTCCGACGTTTATGATTTTAATGATTATGAATCCTCTAAGTGGCTTTCGTCCAAGGGACGAAGTAAAGACGAAGGTATTCTTACCAAATGGGGACTCGACGTTGCGGGAAATAGAAAAATTGGGATATCAAATATAATGTCGTGGTTGGGTAGACGAGCATTACCTGGTGATGTGGGTGGGGTTCCCGTAGAAGTACAACTCAATAATGACCAATTAAAAGTTGCAAAAAGTCAATTGAAGTCTGTGGGATTACCGAAAAAACACGCAGGTGGACTTATCGGTGGTCAAGGTGAAGTACCTACCATGTTGGAGGCTGGTGAATTCGTAGTAAGCGCCAAAGCTACACAAGCGTATGGAAGTGATATGTTAGGTAAAATAAATACTGGAGCATACGCACAGGAACAACCTGTTGTTAATAACAATGTAAAGGTTGACACTGGTCGATTGGAAGCAAAAATGGACAATTTAGTTTCTGCAATACGATCCATGAAAGTTGAAATGAATGGTTATGAAGTTGGTCATGTCTCGTTTAATGAAGCACGTACACCACTACGAGTAAGATAATATGGCAAAAATCTTCAGTAAGATAGCAGAAAAAAATACAGGACTACAACAAGTATATAATGATTCTACTGTACAAGTGGAACCACTGAATTATATACGAAGTGTTATAACTAACACTCCAATGTCAACTGGAATTTTTGCAAACGATATTTTTCGTATTCAACGAATATATAACCTGTACGCAACATCAGATAGACAGTATATCGAATTTACTGCAAATAAATTACGAATTGTTCCTATTGTACGTAAATCACGAACCAGTACAATTTATGACGCATTTCCTGCAAATGTAAATCCGTGGGGTCAACAAACTATCACCAATACACCTATTGCGGGTACGTTGATTGAAATCAAACCTGATAGTAAGGATATACCAGAACCAAGTCTTATGCGACAAGACTCGCAGACATTACCGATTATATCCGGTCCACGAGATGAAAAACGATTAGTTAAATATTTGAAAACTTCCGAAGGATTAAAGTTTTTAGCACAACAACAAGTTTTACAAGCAGGAAATACATTCAAGCAAACACGACGATATAATCCATTGTCCGTTCCCTTAGCAACGGCAAAGTATACGTTGGCGAGTCTAACAAACCCATTAGAACGTGTTAGTCGTATGTTATCGGTTGATATGCAAAGTAGTGCGGGTGGTATTCCACAGATGTTAGATGTATCCGATATAGCAGGACGATTACAACAAGAAACGGTACTGGGTAAACAACAACAATTACAAATACGATTTGTTGGTGGTCAACAACAAGGTAGTAACAGAAATACCTTACTCGGACAGGTAATACGAACTGGAATTAATCGTGGTATACAAACCATAGCCAACCGTACCAATATTAAGTTTTTTGGTCGTAAAGTTAATCTAGGTCAGTTGGGGCGAAAGATTGGATCTTTAGCACAGACAGCACAAGCAATCAATCGAGCATTGACTATTGATAATGCAACGTTACGAGAAAATCAAACGGCATATGATGCATTGATTCGTGATGAGTTATGGCCACTGGTAAAAAATAAAGATGGAATTAAAATTAATTTCTTTATTGAAAAGAAAAATTATGTAGAACGTGCACAAAAGTCATTAGATTTGGCAAAGTTACGTGGGAAGTTGCATAATAACTTTTTCACTAAACCATATCCATCGATAGAAGAAGATTATAGAAGTTCCGATTCGTACACAGAAGATGTACAAACCGATGTAGGATCTATAAATGGTGTTGTTAGTGCACGATATATGAAAGATCCTATGAATTTTGACGAATCTGGTAAACCTGTTTTTACACCACGATTATTGGATGGTAAGCATTCCGACGAAGATTTTATAAAATTTAAAATTATAGTTCCCACTCTATATGATGAAGGAATTTATTTTCGTGCATTTATTCAAGATTTTAAACACGAAGCGAAGGGTGAATACGATGAACAAAGATATGTTGGTCGTCCTGAACGATTCGTGGTATATAAGGGTATGAGTCGTTCTGTATCTTTTTCATTATACTTGACAGCGTTTTCCAAAGATGAATTATCCGCTGTGTGGGTTCGTGCAAATATGTTGAATAAACTCGTGTATCCAGTTAATTCTCGTGGAGGATATATGACTCCTCCGTTAGTAAAGATGACACTTGGAAATATTTTGGTAGATCAACCTGGATATGTTACCGACATTAATATGGATTTGTCGGATTCTACATGGGATATCGATGCGGAAGTAACACAATTCGTCAAACTCACAATCAATTTTAGTTTGTTGGAAAAGAATTTTATTACGCAAACAAATGCAAATCCGGTAGCAGGAACAGATTTGTTCGCAAATCAATTGATAACAGAACAACTGGACAAAACACCAATATTATCTAGAGATCTTGGAATCAATATAAACTTACCACAAATTGATTTACGACCAACAAATGATCCTCTCTCACAAGAAAATCTTAGGTCTGATATACAGGCAACAATACAGAACCGTAATGATAGAATAGCAAAGGAAGCTATAAAACAAGCTGATAGAATTAACAATCTCCTAAGTAGAGCATAACTATGGAAAACAAATACATATCGGATTTACAGGTTGAAAAAACGTTGGAAGGTAAATCATACTATACCACGGTAATACCATCGCAAGTACAACGAGATTTGTTTGAATTTTCTATTGTAACTAGAGGAATTCAACGATTTGATAATCTTGCGTACAAGTATTACAAAGATGCTAGTAAGTGGTGGATTATTGCAAAAGCGAATAATATGGTTGATGGGAATCTATTTATTGAACCTGGGACACGTATAGTCATTCCATCAGTAGGTTTATAATATGTCAATTGGTTCACCGTTTGAAAAGTTTAATGTCTTTGATGAAGATATACAAAAAGAATTAGAAGCTCGTCGATTGTCCGACAATCTTGTAGAAATTAGAACGCCATTTTTACGATATACTACAACGGTAGAGTTTCCTACCGCACAATGGTACACAGACTTAGCTAAAAAAGCTGGTGCTACGGACGCATTTAATTACATAGCACCATACGATTTGGGAAGATACGCTGGATGTAAGTTCTTCACACTCGGTGTTCATGGATTGGATGACGATAAATCTCTGTTTGATAGTATGTACGGAGTGCAAGATAATTCTGGATTAATTGTAGGTACTACATATTCGCAAGAAGATAATACACAACGTCTGGTCAGAACTAGTCAATTTGGTAATTCAGTTACAAAACTAGACCAACGATTCGACTCACCACAATCATATCCACCACCAGGAATAGAAAGTGCTACCGTTGAACGATTACGAAACGGAAATGTGTTGAAGTTTATGGTAAATGTTGTCTGTTATACAAAACAACAATTAGACATGTTGGAATTATTGGCATTTTCACCTGGAATGACTTGTGTGTTAGAGTGGGGAAATCTTATATCTACTCCATTTGGTGAAAAAGGATTACGTAAAGATAGAATATTGAATTTCAGAAATGTACGTGATACTGAACTTGGGTTGGATTATTGGATAAAGTTGATGACCGGTGGATTACGCCGTCGTGGAGCTTCCAAAGGTGCTCGTAGTTTATTTATAGACGCGGTATGTAAACCAAACAATTATCATTATGATTATGCAATTGCAAGAATTGCAAATGTAAAAACAGAAGTTGCAAATAACAAGTATAGTACAACGGTAATTGCGTATGGTGTGGCAGATAACATCATGCATATATCTGCATACGCAACAAATAACTCAGATTTTGCAGAAGAACCAAACAATAAAGAAAACACATACATCACATCTATTCGTGAGTATTTTGCTCCACGGTCGAAGTTTAATTATTTATTGAACAACATGGTACAAGATACGCAGATTGTAAAGTTTGATGAACCTGACAATGCCAATGAAGTAACTGGACCTGGTGCCGCTGCGGGAGCGGGAACACCAACCAATGACTTGGGACAAGAACAAACATTTTACATTACACTAAAAAAGTTTATAGAATATTTTATTAATAATCCAGAAGATGGAGTAGCTAAAATAGTAAACGCATCACTTAATATAAGTGATAGTGTCAATACAAAAAATAATAGAAATGATAGCGTGGAATTATTGGTGGATGTTACCGATTTAAAAATTGGGTATAATGAATTGCTAAGGTCAACCGATCCGTCAACAATTTTGATTGTAAATAAACGTGCGATGGATAGGGCAGATATATCAAAGACGGTAAAGGAATATCTGAACACCCAAACACAAAAAGTACAAACGAGTAACAATAAAAAACCACTTGTCAGTAAAATAGAAGGTAATCAATTTCTTCAAGTAGAACCGGATGGAAATCCCTCTGGAGTTGCATCGGCTGCAACCGGTATTTGGTTGAATAGTAAAATGATACAAGAGGTATTTTTACAAGCACGAACATTTCATGAAGCTATGGAAACCATATTGAATAGAATAAATTCTGCAACCGAAGGGTATTGGGATTTAGGATTGATGTATGACGAAGAATATTCTGCTTTTAGAATTGTTGATGGTAATTTAAAAGAATTTCCAAAAGCACCGCAGAAGATATACACATTCAATAAAAGATTACCAAATAATCCAACATCACAAGGAGTTGAAGGGCCTGAGGTATTGGATATAAAGATTAATATGGATTACCCCAAACTATTAATTTCGCAGTTGGGTATATCCGCATTGAGTAATTCTTCGGGAAATCCAGATAGAAAAGATTTAAATTTTGCAAGAAATCCATTACTTGGACCTAGACTATGGGACATATTTAGAAAAGAACAACCGTTCGATAAGTCTAGAAGCAAAACACAACAAACTCCACCACCGAGTAATGTTGCGAGTAAAGTTGATGAGTTTGTAAAATCCACGTTGAAAAATTCTCTATATGATGATGTCCGTACAAATTTAACCCGACAACTAAATATAGCGGGATTTGATACATTACCAATCAACACTAGACAAGCATTGACTTCGATATTTTCCATACAACGTCCTCTTACACAAGACGAAGCACGGGGATTTTTAAATATCATTCAATCCGATGATTTAACTATCAGTCAAGTTAATGCTATCAAAGTTGTATTGGGATTACGATCCGAAGCGATTATAAAACAAGCGAAGAAATTAGAATATAATAGTTGGGATGGTTTTGAGTTTACTTTGGCACGTGTAACAAAAGCAGATGTGTCGAATCAAATAAAAACTGTGAAGAATAATATTAAAAATAGTGAAACATCCTTATTAAATTTAATTAATGGTAGATCTGCATCGACAGTACAACCACCACCAAATCAAAATGAATTGCGACCAAACACGCAACCAGCAGGTGGTTTACCTGGAGCAATTAGGTAATAAATTATGGCGAATAAATCAACTACAGTACCATCACTCAGTGACTTAACAGTACAACAGATATTAGATGTCATGCGACCAAACGGACAAGTATTGGCTGTTGGCAAATACCAAGCAATACCTGTAACATTTAAAGCATGGGTATCCGAAAAAAATATACCAAAAGATTCTGTATTTAATTCTAGTCTCCAAGAACAACTGGGGGATTGGTTGATTGCCGGAAAACGACCCAAAATAGGAAGATTTGTAAATGGTGATCCATCTGTAACTGTAGAAGAAGCACAATTAGAATTAGCAAAAGAATTTGCTTCTGTACCTGTTCCATATGCATTATATAGACCAAAGGGTGCTGGTGGAAAGAGTGATCCTGGTGGTCCTGTTGAAAAAGGACAATCTTACTATTACGGACTAGCTGGAAATAGGGCCGCATCCTCCATTGAAAAATATCAAAACGCTTTGTTACAGGCAAAAGCAGCAGGAAGTCTTGATTCTTTAAAAACGTTTATTGCTAGAGGAGAAGGTACATATGATGCGTTAAATAGAGGTAGAGCTGGAGATACGAGTACTTATTCCCCGGAATATTATAACGCATTGTCAAGGGCGGGTGCTGCAAATCAACCAATATCGCAACCTACGACACCAACTACACAACCTACTACAACGATACCGACTACACGATATACGCAACAGGTTCCAAACTATAACGATTATATAGAAAAAATTTATAAAAATCCATTTAGAACAGATAGAGATGTACAAAATGAAGTGTTAAATCGAGAACTCCCGTTGTTTAAACAGTATTTATCAAACCTTCGTGGAGTAAACTATTCTGCAAATGCTATCGGTAATAACTTAACGATAATTACTGATCAAGATTTACAGGGGGATTTGTTGTTGATAGATGGTATCAATGCAACACAAGCAAAAAAGCAAGAACAAGTAAAAACTTTGGTGGACGATAAATTAAAGGCATTTACACCGGACGCCAAGTATTCACTTATTAATTCAAAGTTGTTTGAAATGTTTCCTGATAATATGCGAAATAAAATAGCAGAAAATTCTGCAGACGGGGGTGCATCTCCAAATTATTCACATGCGTGGAGAGCACCTGGTAAATTATCCGTCACAGCAGATTTTACTATATCTGGTATTTCTGGATTACGAATCGGTCAAATATTTTGGATTGATCGTATATCGGAAGCATATCGACAATATGGGGCATTTCAATTATTTGGATTAACGGAAAAAATAGATATTAGTCAGGGATGGACAACATCGATACATTCACGATTTAATGCACTACCACGTAAATCCGGAGCACAATATTTGATAGATAGTACACAAAACGGTTCTAGTACGGAAACAGCCACACAATCCACGATAAGAAATTAATATGGCAGAAAATATACCATTAAATATATACAACGTACTGGGTGACACCAACGTTAAACAAAAGATGACGCAGGTGTTACGTAATACACAGTCTAGTATAACGGAAGAAGATAAACTTGCTGGTATTAAGGTGAGATATTTTGCTAGATATAAAGCAGATACGCGTGGAAGTATATATGAACTGAGTTATAACGATTATATACAAATAGAAGATAATCCATTATTTCAGAAAGTTGAAATAAATTGGATTATAAAAGGACGTTTGCAAGATACCGTCTTGACTTTTTATGATGGTAGTAGTATAATAGTAAAGGGTGTAATATCACAAAATCAAGCACTATTGGCTATCGCAAATGAACGAGTACCTGGAATTATACAACATTTGCAAAATCATATGGAGTATTGGGTGGGGGAATAATGATTGTTCAATCTGGTTATGACTTGGAACGTGTACAACGTAAATTAGAAAATGAGGTGTCATATGTGACGCCTATTTTTGTCGATCAACATCTACATCCGTGTTTAAACGAACTTTCGTCACTACATATTCTATTTGATGATAACGAGTACGTATGCATTCCATTTAACCATCCCGATGGAATTCCACTGACTATCGATGTAACTAACGCGAAAAAAATTGTAACTCTATATAAACGAGAGATACTACATGCGTTTCCTGAATTAAATCAAACAAAAGTCGAGGATGCGGCCACCATATTACATCTGGCGTCGGAAACTATACCTGAAGTTCGTGAGTATTATACACCAACCATCCAAAGAACACTCCAGCAATTTAAGTTCAAAAATTTACATCTTAGTGTACCACTGGTGGTTTGGATGGAATATGCCCATAAGTTATTGGCATATGTTAGGGACACATATAAGAAAGAACGACCCATTGCATACAAGTTTATCAGCGATACAGTTATACCGACACTAACAACAATCGAACAATCGGGTATGCATATTAATCCAACCTTAATACAAGAGCATTTTGGTGAGGAGATACGACGATATCATAAAAATCATATGATACATACCGTGTATAACCCATACACATCCACTGGACGACCCAGTAATAAACACGGTGGTATTAACTTTGCAGCGTTGAACAAAACCGATGGTGTACGTAAGATATTCGATAGTCGATTTGGTGATGATGGACTTCTTATTCAACTGGATTATGAGGCATTCCATCTTCGATTGGTAGCAAATCAACTACAATACAAATTACCGTCTACTTCGGTTCACACATATCTAGCAGAACAGTACTACGGAACCAAAGATATTACTACCGAACAGTATGAAAAGTCAAAACAACGTACATTTGCACTTATGTATGGAATGCAGGATGACGATGGAAACGTGGAATTCTTTCGTAAGGTAAAAAACTATACAAATGACTTGTGGGAAGTGTATGAAGACTTGGGATTTGTAGTAGGAAGTTACAATAAAAGAGTTATGGTCGATAATCCTACGCCAAACAAGGTATTTAACTACACGGTACAGTGGATGGAAACGGCAGAAGCAATGACTCGTATTTCCGCAGTATGTGACTTCCTAAAGGATTCATTAACGAAACCTATATTGTACACATATGACGCTTTATTGCTTGACCTACATCGTTCTGAAACGGCTCTGCTACCACGAATTCGATATCTCATGGAAGGTGATACCTATCCGACACGAATGTACAAAGGTAAAACATATGATGAATTAATTTCTCTATAAATTTAAGTTTGTAACTCATTTTATATATTTATTTAAAGTTGTTTAGTAGGTTATTTACCTCTAATGAGTTGCATATGAGTCTAGACACACAATTATTATGTACTTTTTGCGCAAAGGGTGATATAGATACCACGGTTCAAGAAATTAAAAAAGTATATAAATTAGCATTTAATTCTGTATATGTATTGAACAACGCGGATGACGATAATCAAGTTATTTTGACGTATAATATTGATTTACGTAGTAATGCTACGGAATCTTCTGTCCCATCAACAATATCTGTGCATAGAAAAAAACAAACGAATACAATTTACACCATCAACGCAATTAATAAGTTAATTGAAGAGAAAAATGGTGGAGTATTGGACAAATCATATAAAATAGATTGGAATGAATTGCAAAATACAGTATTAGTAACTGCTTACGGTCGTTTAAAAAAAGTAAATACTAAAATTTCTCATATTATAACTCTCTAAACACTTGACAAATATAGGTACCCCCATTACCTTTAATCATGGGGAATTTAAACCCAATAAACTCTAAACTCTAAGGAGACAAATTATGCCATTGGATTTTAATGCACTAAAAGCTAAACTCAACACGTTTACTAAGCAGTCTGACCGTAGTGAAGCAATTTGGAAGCCCACCGAAGGTAAGACCACGATTCGTATTGTTCCGTGGAAGGGGAACCGAGATAACCCGTTTATCGAACTGTATTTCCATTATCTTGGTAACAAAACCTATATCTCCCCACTGTCATTTGGTCGTCGTGACCCCATCGCAGAATTCGCAGATAAGTTGGTAGAGGATGCACGCCGTGAAGGTCGTGAGGCAGAAAAGGCTGCGTGGAAGCAGGCATCTGCTTTCCGTCCGAAACTTCGTACGTATATTCCTATCATTGTTCGTGGTGAGGAAAGTAAGGGAGTACGATTCTTCTCGTTTGGTAAGACGGTGTATCAGGACCTTCTGTCGTACATCGCAGATCCTGATTATGGTGATATCACGGACCCTAAGATGGGTCGTGATGTGGTGGTGGAATACGTCCCACAGGAAAAGTCGGATACAAACTTCGCCAAGACTTCTGTCAAGGTAAAGCCCAATCAGACACCTGTTGTTGCTGATACGGATTTGGCATCGAAGATTCTTGAGGACCAACCCGATATCATGACTCTATATAAGGAACCTTCCTACGAAGAACTTCGTGTTGTTCTTGAGAAGTATCTTGACCCCGATATGACTGAACCTGTTGCGAAGGGTTCACCGGAAGTAGCTAGTGTATCGGCAAAGACATTGGATGTAAAGGCCGAGATTTCCGAATCCGCCGTTGTTAAGAATGCATTGGATGAATTTGATAAACTTTTCGATAACTAATCGTTATGTCAGTAGAAAAGAAAACAAAGAAACCAGTCCCCGCAGCGGACAGAGATGAACTTGCACAATTGATTGCAGATTCACTCAATAAGTTAAATAAGGATTCAGACCAAGTTGCATATTTCTTGGATGGTCGTGAAGAAACACCAACCGACTTTACAGATTTTATTTCTACCGGTGCAACAATGCTGGACATCGCGGTTAGTAACCGAATGGACGGTGGAATTGCCGTGGGGCGTATTACCGAACTCACTGGTCTTGAGGGATCTGGTAAGTCGTTGGTTGGTGCACAACTCATCGCTAATACACAGAAACGTGGTGGTGTTGCAGTATTGATTGATACTGAGACAGCAGTAAATCCCGAATTCTTCCGAGCAGTCGGGATTGATATGAATAAATTGGTATATGTACACCTTTCTACAGTAGAAGACATTTTCGATGCCATTACAAACATTATTGAGAAAGTTCGAAGTGGTAAAGACAAGGATAAACTCGTCACAATCATCGTGGACTCAGTTGCAGCAGCTTCTACCAAAAAAGAAATGGAAGCCGATTTTGGAAAAGACGGATATGCTACAGATAAAGCAATCATTATCTCCAAAGCGATGCGTAAGATTACAGGACTTCTTGGACGAGAACGAATCGCACTAGTTTTTACCAATCAGTTACGTCAGAAGATGAACGCACCAGCGTTCAGTGACCCGTGGACCACTTCGGGTGGTAAAGCAATCGCATTCCACGCATCAACGCGTATTCGATTGTCGTTACTTGGAAAAATTCAAGATAGTAACAAAAATGTAATTGGTGTTGATGTGAAAGCATCAATTATCAAAATCCGTTTGGGTCCTCCGCATCGTACCGCCGAATTCAAGATATATTTTGATCGTGGTATTGATGATTATGGTAGTTGGTTGGATGTCATGAAGGATAACGGATTGGTTAAACAATCGGGTGCGTGGTATACGTTGGTAGACGAAACAACAGGGGAAGAATTGAAATTTCAATCAAAGGATTTCCCAAAGCTACTGGAAGAAGACAAGGCACGTAAACGATTGATTTATGAAAAGATTTGTAATGTACTAATCATGAAGTACCGTACTGAATATGATCCTGATAAGTTCACCGTAGATACCGGTGACGATGATGTTAAACAACTTCTACTGGATTAATATATGTCCGAAGATTTTATTATCGGTGCAATGAAAGCATTTGAAAATGCAAACGGTGATATTGATAAATTCGAATTATACTTGCGTAGAAATGTAATGACTATGCAAAAACAAGTATCAACGGTGAGTAATCCACTACCATCTGAGGAAGACATAGATTTGACTCCTGAGTTGGCTGAAGAATTGGCACAGTTGGATTTGGATAACATGAGTGATGAAGATATCATGACTTACGCACGTAAACTCGGATTATCAATATAACATGACGGATCTAAATAAGTTATTTAAAGAAATGCAATTTGAAAATATCCAGCAGGAGGGCATGGGCTACAACAGCCGTGTCCTCCTGGTGGATGCATTGAATACATTTCTTCGTAGTTATGCGGCAATTCCAACATTGGATGATAATGGAAACCATATTGGTGGAATGACAGGATTTCTACGAAGTATCGGTGCAGTGATTCGTGATTTTAAACCAACACGAGTTGTTGTTGTATTCGATGGAAAGGGTGGAAGTCAACGTAGACGTAAGATTTATTCTGACTATAAATCAAATCGAAAACCACCCACACGGCTCAACCGTCAATATGATATGACGACTGAGCAACAAGAAATTGAAAATATGAAGTATCAATTGGTTTCGTTAATAGAGATGTTGGAATGCCTACCTCTTACAGTATTTACTATGGATAACATCGAAGCAGACGATGTTATTGCATATGCATCGGAATTAATCACCGCACAAGGTGGACAGTCTATTATCTATTCAACAGATAAAGATTTTTTGCAAATGATTACCGATAGTGTAAAGGTTTACAATCCTGTGAAGAAAAAAACATTCGACATTAATACCGTGGTAGAAGACTATGGAGTACATCCCAATAATTTTGTTTTTTATCGTGCACTTATGGGCGATAAAAGTGACAACATCGGAGGAATCAAAGGAGCAGGTGAAAAAACGCTCCTCAAGATCGTCCCGGAATTGGTACAATCATCTATAATTGTTGATACAAAATTTATAGAACAAAAATATCAAGATATTAAAAAGAAACCAAAGTTAGTCGAAAGCATTTTAGAAAACGAAGATATTGTTGATCGTAATTTGCAATTGATGCAATTGCGTGATGTAAATATTTCTACTGATTCTAAAATGAAAATTGTTCATAAGTTAGATACTGTTAAAGCAGATTTACGTAAAATGGACTTGACAAAGTTAATGATTCGTAGTAAGATCATGAGTAACTTCCCAAATTATGATATTTGGTTAACTACGACATTTGCACCACTAACGAGGTTTATAAATGGTTCCGATAGTAGCAAATCCTAATTATGACAGTAATGTAGATAATCTCTCCAAATATGGAATTGAGTTTCAGACAAAGGTTCTGGCTTCGATTATATCTGCACCAGAATTTCTGGAACAATCCTTTGATGTTATTAATCCATATTTCTTTGATAGTGACTCGGGTCGATGGGTAGCAAAGAAAGCACTTAATTATTATAACGAATATCGTGCCCTCCCCACACTAGAATATTTTAAACTTGAATTAACTACTGAAACCGATGGCGCTCTTCGTGCCGGTGTTGTTGAGCTATTGCGTAAAGCAATCGTCAAAGTAAAAGATACAGATTTAGATTATATCCGTGACAGATTTCTTGATTTTGCAAGAAACCAATCGTTGAAGTCTGCTATTGTTAAGTCTGTTGATCTTCTAAAAGAAGGTAAGTATGATTCAATTAAAACGTTGGTTGACCACGCATTACGTAGTGGTCAACCAAAACATATTGGGTTGAATTGGAGTGAAGATGTAGAAGCACGACTGCAACGAGTATCTCGTGATACGGTACCAACTGGATGGGATGTAATCGATTCCATTACGGGTGGTGGTCTTGCTGGTGGTGAATTGGGTGTTATTGCCGCCCCTTCTGGTATTGGTAAGAGTTGGGCACTATCGACTATCGGTGCAAATGCACTTAGTAAGGGAAAGTGTGTTGTTCATTACACATTGGAATTGAATGAAAATTATGTTGGTATTCGATATGATACTATCTTCACAGGAATTGAACCTGGAAATATTCCCGATAATGTACAACAAGTAAAAGATGTGGTTGATAACGTTCCTGGTAGTCTCATCATTAGATACTACCCAGCAAAGAGTGCAACGTGTCATTCATTATTGGCACACACGCAGCAGTTGATTGCCTTGGGACATAAACCAGATTTGATGTTGGTTGACTACGCAGACCTTCTTCGTGCATCGGAACGTGTAGATGCACGTTATCAAGAACTTGGTGCAATTTACGAAGAACTTCGTGGAATTGCTGGTGAGTTGAATATCCCCGTGTGGACCGCATCACAAACACAAA